ACCCTCAATATTTACAATATTATCATATGCTTCAAGGAACAAAAGACCCATCTACTTCTCGGCTATATGAAGAAGAAATTAAACCAAAATTAAAAACTTAATTTTATGCGGTCACAGCAATTTTAGATTTAATCTAAGTGTCATCGGTTCGATTCCGATTATTCCAGCCATTTAATTTGGAGTGTAGCTCAATTGGTAGAGCATTAGAATTATAAACCGCATAGTACACTATTAAAGACGCTTACAGCAATTTAACATAAGTCGCCATACATAATAATTACATGACTAAGTAATAGAGCGTCGCGTTTTATTTAAGGAGTTTAAATGAAGTTATATACATCTTACTTCGCACAATTAAGAAATTTTCCACCAAATCTTGTTGGACTTTCAACTGCAATTTGGAATCCCAAATGGTTGAATCTTGGCCGCGATAAAAATGGAGTAATTTGGTTAGATATTCCGCCACTTAAACCTGGGAGAGAATGTGATGGTTTGTGCAATGGAAAATGTGCTCCAAAACATCCTAATGATTGTGATTTTCTTAAAGTATATCGTAAGCAACTCGATAAGATAGATTTTAAGATGTTTATTAAACATTTAGAAACTCTTGCAAGAACTATTCAACTTGGTGAAAATCTAGAAGAAGTTAATTTTGCTTTTCTTGTTTATGAAAAATACGATAATCCTTGTAGTGAACGAGCAATAATTCAACAATGGTTTAGAGATAATGGGATGGAGATTGAAGAATGGAAGAAGTAAGTAATTATGATTGGCTTTACTGCATTCCACAAGGTTGGAAAGAAATTGGCCGACAAATGATTCAAGAATGCGAAGCAATTGACCCAACTTACCGCATTTGCGATTTAAAAGAAAAATGGGGAACTCTTGATATAATCGCAAATTGTGATATGACTTATTGGCGCGAAATAGATATGATTGAAAATAAATATGAAGAATTAAGTGCAAAAACTTGTTGTATTTGCGGCAAGCCTGCTACAAAAATATCTACCGGTTGGATTTGTCCTTATTGTGATGATTGCGGCAACAAGGATGAGAAATTTTATAAGAGATTTAACTATGGAAATTAAATTAAATTATACGCCAGAAGAGTTGTCTGTTTTATTAGACGGACTAAACAATGCCTTATTTTCTTTAGACCAAAACTACAATGCTATTCGTTTGGGCGCAGAAAATGTCGTTCCTGATAAAATAAGAAAATTAAATCTTGATGAAGAAACTATGCGATTTCGTTTTGCTTTTGTAAAAGGATTATATGATTATTTATTAACATATGAATAAGGCGGGTTAAGCCTAATTTGGTAAGGCAGGAGATTGCTAATCTCTGAGTAATCGGTGTATACCGGTGTTTCGGTTCAAGTCCGAAACCCGTCGCCAATTGTGGACTGTTGGCTTAGAAGCAGCCATCAGCTAAGGAGTTTTTAATTTCTCTATTGGTGCGAAAGGTATCGTGGGCTACATTTGTTATAATGTCCCACGAGTATGATGTGCCGATAGGTAATAGAAATATGAGATTTAGCGTAATAGCACACCACAAATATTGAGCTGGTCAGAGTAGCGTGCAGAAAGCTCAAGAGAATAAACACGGGGTTACTACATAGACTTGCCCACGCCTCTTAACAATGCGTACCTGGGGAGCGCGTGTTCCGCGACGTTTAACAGCGGATTTATGCGTCATTGGTGTAACGGTAACATATTAGCCTTCCAAGCTGAGGTTGTGGGTTCGAGTCCCATATGACGCTCCATATAGCCCGATAGTCTAGCGGCAGGACACGTGGCTTTGACCCACGGCGTGTTGGTTCAACCCCAACTCGGGCTGCCAACCCAGATAGCTTTAGGGTTTTCGGCACGTTAAACTTGCTATCGGTTCGTGCTTGCTTTATAAAATGTTCTAGGAGGTTGTCGGATGAACAGTGATATTTTAGATTTTATTAATCGTCGTTTTCCTATAACTGACGACGATAACGATCATTGGATGACTACGAATTGTTATTATTTCGCACGCATCCTAAAATCAAGATTTAAGGGTGAAATTTGGTATGATTTGGTTGACGGTCATTTTCTCTTCCGTCGCGGCGATTACTTTTTTGATTGGACTGGGATTAGATTAGAATATGATTTAAATAAGCCAGAAACGGTTGATAATCTAGTTAAGTGGTCTGATTATAAAAAGGTTGACCCCGTGCATTATGATAGAATTGTAAGAGATGTAATTGATTAAAAGGAGAATAAAATTATGAGTAGATTTCTAAGAAACATTAATGATCTAGATGCTTTTCGTGCGGCCGTAAGACAATGTAAGGGAGATGTAATTCTTCGTAGCACTGATGGAGTGGAAGAGTTTAATTTAAAGAGTAAGCTATCGGAGTTTATTGCTCTGGGTAAGTTGGCTGATGCTCATGGTGATGAATACGAGATTTTCTGTATGGATAGAGCAGATGAATCTATTCTACTAAAGTATTTTTATGATAGAACTCATTAATAGATATAAGAACCCGCGAAAGCGGGTTTATTTTTTTAGGTGGAGGTGGGATAATGATTAAACCAGTATCATTACAATCACCATATGTATATTTAGATTATTTAAAAGACAGTCATACACATCTTTGGGATGATGCTGTGAAAATAGTAGATAGTTTAAATGGAAATTTAACAAATGATACTTCTTTAAGTAAATTACAAGAAGCCATTATCTTTTTATTTTCAATTGCTAATTCACAACGCTCAAAAGAAATTGCTTTTGTACAAAATAAATTAAAAGAATTAGAATTTAATAAAAATATAAATGATGATGAATTAAAATCCTTAAAAACACAATTAGAGAATATTATAAAAAAATCTAATGAAGGAGAATTTAATTATCCAGAATTTTCTGCTATATTAAATAAAGTGATTGAAAGAAAAGATATTTTAAAAGGCAGATTACTATCATTATTAGATAACTTACATCATACTGGCAGTAGAAAAAATTTAGGAATTTATACGAATTTAGGTAATGAATTTCTTGCAATAATTGATTTATTAAAACAAGAAAAAACAGAAATTGAAAAAAGAAAAAAAAATGTCCAAAATGTAATTCCTGATATTATTTATAACTATTTAATTGAACAAGGACAAAATTTGCGTTATGATAATCCATCAATGTTAGTCGCAGCTATAATGAAAATGAATACAGAATTTCGTCACTTTTTAGAAAGTAAACAAGAATTAAAAAAATTTTATAAAAGAGATTCTTACAACAAACAATATGAAAGAATAAATAAATTATTTAAACAATTTATTAAAGAAGAGGAAAATAATGATATTTTTTCTCAATCTCCCCAAGCTCAAAAAGAACTAATTGAGTTAACTAAAATTTTTAATCTTACAAATTTAGACGAAGCAATTAAAACTGATAAAAAATTTGAAGAAATTGATATACCCAATTTACCAAATATTACTTTTACAGATACTGATTATTTACCTCAAGTAATATTTTATTCAACTATCACTTCTAATGCAATTTCAGAAAAAATGCCTGCTTGGCTATCTCGATTAGGAGATATAATGGCTGCAACAGGCTCTTTAAATCTTGGTGATGATGGTTTAATTGGTGCAATAGGTTGTAAATTTAATTACAATGACGATGAATTAAATTTTTTAATAGATACCTTAGACCAAGCTTTAACATCAATTACTACAGCAGAAAAAGAATTTACTAAACAACGAAAAAACCGTGAAAATTATAGTGATAATCTTAAAAAAATGAATGATGAAATTGAAAAAGCTTTAATTTTATTAGACCAACAATTTAAAACATTTAATGCCGATGCTTTTATTATTCATGAAAGTGATAAATATTATGAAACATTAGAAAAAGGGAATGAAAAACATTGGAATAGAAAAATGAAAAAATTAGAATCTGGTTTTGGAGGACGCACATTACCTATCTTAAATTATATAGATACTATGACTAATGTAGGAATGAATTTAGGAGCTGATCCAAATGCTTTAAAATTTATAGGATTAAATTTAGCTCCTCACGCAGCCGCAAGCGGCTCAGATGATATATTAGCATATATTTTTTCTATAGCCGCAAGTTTGATTATGTTTGATGATGCTCCAACTATTTTTAAAGAAGCAGTAGGAACATTAGAATTTTCAAATTTAACTAATTTACATTTATATAATTTAGAAGGAACTTACTATCCAGCCTCTTATATTATAGAACAATCTGCTATTTATTTATCAGGGTGCCCTTTTTCTGAAACAAATGCAGCCCAAGCTTTTATTATACTGCCGGAGCTTAATTTAAAAGAAGCTAAAGAAGGAAAAGAAGATACTTGGGAACTTTTAAAAAATCAAGCTGCAACAGGTACTCAAGTAACTATTCATTTTTTCTTAAATTTTGTAGATTTTATCGCAAAAATTCCCCATTAATGTATATTTTACTCAACTTATTCCCCAATATCCCTACATATTAATGAGGAGAACAAATCCTCACTCTAACCAAGGAGGTATAAACCAATGCAGCAAATACTTCAATGGTTGAGCAATCATCCTTTAACCGGTATTATCGCCTTCACTGGATTAATCCAGATTGCTCCAATCAAAATAAATCCTTGGTCAGCCCTCTTTAAATGGATTAGCAAAGCTATAACTGGCGACGCCTGTAGCAAAATTGACGGTCTTGTAGAAAAAGTAAATAAAATTGACGGTTTAATTGACAAAGTTGATAAAATTGACTCCGATGTAAAAACAAATGAAAAAGACCGTATTCGCTGGGAAGTTTTAGATTTTGCTAATTCATGTCGCAATGGTCGTAGACATACAAAAGATGAATATCAACATATTATTGCTTTGAATGATAAATATAAAGAATTACTTAAACTAACTAATGACACAAACGGAGTATTTGAAGCAGAATATGAATATATTAAGAAATTGTATGCTGAACGACTAGAAAAAAATGATTTTCTATAAGGAAGGTGAATTATTATGATCTTTACTAAACAATGGCTAAAAGCCGCAGGTATTCGTGCGATTAAGACTATTGCTCAAACAGCAATTGCAACTATTGGCACAAGTGCCGTTCTTGATGAAGTAAATTGGGTCATGGTAGCTTCCGCTTCTGCGTTAGCGGGCATTTTAAGCCTTCTAACTAGTATTGCGGGCTTACCAGAAGTAGAAGAAAAGGAAGAGGCTTAATGCCTCTTCCTTGACTTTTTTTATTTTTTATAGTATAATATTCTTATAGAATATAAGGAGGACAATATTTTGGAAAGACATAGTAAAGAACGAATAATTAATTTGGAAGTTTATACTGATGGTTCTTTAAAGAAAACAGGTGCCAAATCTACTTTTGGAGGTTGGGCCTATATCGTTACGCAAGATGGTAAAGAATTGTATTATGCTTCTGGCAACGAACCAAATACAACCAATCAAAGAATGGAATTAATTGCTATTCGTGAAGCTTTAAACTATGTAAAAAATGTCCGTCGCAACTCTGAAAAGGTGGTTATATATAGTGACTCTGCTTACGCTGTCAATTGTTATTTACAAGAATGGTATGTAAATTGGCAAGCTAATGGCTGGCGTAATGCTAATAAAAAAGATGTTGCTAATCAAGATTTATGGCGGGAAATTATTCCATTTTTCGATAATTTTTGGTATGACTTTAAAAAGGTAGAAGGACATAAAGGAAATTACTGGAATGAAGAATGTGATAAACTCGCACAAGAAGCCGCCGATAAATTAAAGAAAACTTGGCGAGGTAATAAAAATGATAACTGACAATAGTATTTATGAAGTAACTCGTAATGAATATAAAGGTTTTGTTGAACAAATTAAGCCAGAATGTAAACGAGTTGAAACTGTTGAGATAGATGAAAGACATACTGCTACTAAAACTTTTAGTATAAATACTGGCAAATGTCTTTGTAGCAGATTAACTTATACCGCTGATTATGGCAATCCAGAACCAGAAAGATATTATGTTTTTGAAATGCCAGAAAATTATGAGCGGCAAGCCCCTATTCCTAAGCAACAAATTGTTTTAGAAACCAAGGAAGAAGTCCAAGCTTTCTTTGATTTCTTAGCTAAAAAAGCAAAAGAGGAGAATAATAAAAATGGTTGAAATTTTCGCAAACATTCCAGAAGAAGTTAAAGAGCAAACTAGATTAATTGCTAATTTTATTTTTTCACAGTTAGAACCAGAAGCTGGTTTAAAGTTTATGGAAAGTTATATTTCTTCTTGCCAAGATGAAGAAGAAAAAGAATTCGTTCGTTTTTATTTTAATATGAGGATGGAGCAAATATTGAATGAAGGTAATAATGATTAGCGGCAAAGCCGGCCACGGAAAAGATACAGTTGCTCAATTAATGAAAGAACAATTAGAGCAACAAGGTGAAAAAGTTCTTATTATTAAATTTGGTGACGCCGTAAAATGGTTTGCCCGAGAATATTACGGCTATACTGGAATTAAAGACACAAAAGAACGGGCTTTACTCCAATATATTGGAACAGAAATGATGCGTTCTTATGATGAATATTATTGGGGAAGAATTGTAAGCGAATTTATCGCGGCAAATAAAGATTTTACTTACGCATTAATTCCTGATTGGCGTTTTTACACAGAACGAGAAGCAATTCTCGCCGCAAATAAAAAGTGCTATACTTTAAGAATTGAACGCCCCAATTTTATTAACCCTAATATGACAGAAGAACAGTTGAAGCATATTAGTGAAACAGAATTAGATAATTATTGTTTTGATTATATTATTTATAATTCTGGTGATTTATCTGACTTGCGTGAAAACGCTAAATTCGCTCTTGACTATTTCAATAAATTATGATATAATAAAAGAAAAAGGAGAAAATAAATGACTGATAATTTATTTGAAATGGAACCAATGCGTTACTGGGCTCCTACTTCTTCTATGTCTCCTGAAGTTAAACGACAGCATTTAGAGCAAATGATTGCTCACGGTGATTATATTTGGAGCCGTAAATATGATGGCAATTGGTCGCGAGCAGTTATTACTCCCGAACGCAATGCTCTTCAAACTCGCGGCATTAGTAAGAAAACTGGGACATATGGAGAAATTCAAAATAAAGTTTTCTTTTGGGATAATGTCGTAAAAGCATTTTCTCGCGAAACAGTTATTCTTGGTGAAGTTTATCTGCCTGGTGGTATAGATAAGGACGTTGGTTCTATTCTTCGTTGTCTAGACCAAAAAGCACAAGCCAGACAAAAAGACAAGAAACTAGAATGGCGAGTTTTTGATGTTCTATATTTAGATGGCGAAAATATGATGGAAAAGCCTGCTGAAGAACGAATTAAACTTATTCCAGAAGTAGTCCGTCGCATTAATAGTCCTCTTGTCATTGGAATTGATTATCATTATATGGACGAAGATTTCTTTGACGATTTAAATAATATCTTCGCAGAAGGTGGAGAAGGAGCAGTTTGTTATCGTCGTTCTTCTATTTATATTCCAGGCAAACGAGGCCCTTCTGCTTGGGAAACTTGTAAAGTAAAGCAAGAAATTTCCGCAGATATTGATTGCTTCATTACTGGAATTGAACCCGCTGTACGAGATTACACTGGCAAAGATATTCAAACTTGGAATTTCTGGGAAGATGAGCGTAGCGGTGAAAAAATTGTAGGACAGTTATATGGAGACTATAGGACTGGCCGCGCAATTCGTCCAATTTCAAAAGGCTACTATTATGGATGGCCTGGTGCCATTTATACTAGCGTTTATGATAATTTAGGGAATATTATTCCTTTATGTAAGGTAGCTGGTCTTACAGAAGAATTTAAAACTCAACTACGAGATAACTTTGAAGAATGGAATATGTGCCCGCTAACAATTGGCGGGATGATGGTTTCAACCGCACAAGCGGAAAGTGACGGGACTGGCATCTCAATTCGTCACCCTTATATAAAGAGTATTAGAAAGAATGATATTGACCCGAAGGATTGCACTTTGGCTAAAATTCTTTCTTGATATAAATAAATCTAAGTTGTGTGAAAAAACACAGCGAGGAGGAACATATGAGCGACCTTGAATTTTTGGGTTTTGCTAATGAAGTTAGCACATTAGACCCAATTATGTATCAATATTTTAATCAACTTTTAAAGAAAAGAACTATTGTTTTAAATTCTGAAATTGATGAAAATATTTTAGAAACAGTAGTATTACCATTAAAAGATTTTGAGCAAGATGACAGTTTTGAGCCAGTAACTTTAATTTTAAATACTCCTGGTGGCTCTGTGGCAGATGGGCTTATGCTTTGTAATGTAATTGATAATTATAGAATTCCATTAGAAATCATTGTACCATCATATGCTTGTAGTATGGGAACTATTATCTTATGCTCTGGAAATAAAAATCCTAATGTTACTAAAAAAGCGTATCCTTTTTCTTTCGCTTTATTCCATAGCGGCCAAACTTATGTTGGCGGCGAATCTACTTCTGTTGAAGATGTTATGAATTTTAATAAAGGCGTTGATAATAAAATTAAAAATTATATTATAACAAATACTAATATAACTGAAGAATTATACGACGCTCATCATCGTAAACAATGGTATATTTCCGCGGACGAAATGCTGGAATATGGATTAATAGATGAAATAATTGGGATGTGATATTGTGATTAATTTTCTTGATACTTCTGCTATTTTAAATGGAGCAATTAATTTATATGAAAATATTTATATAAGCCCATTAGCAATCGCAGAATTAGAAAATATTAAAACTTCCGTCCATAAAGACGATAATTTAAAATATAAAGCACGACAAGCCGTAAGAGAAATTCTTACTAATAAAAAGATTTTAATTCAACCAGTCTCTCAAAAATTGGTTGAAAAATCTTTTAAAGATTATCCTTTTTTAAGCGATATAAACGACCATCATCTACTGTGTGAAGCCGTAGCCCTAGACCATAAAATGGGCCCAGTTAATTTTATTACAAGTGATTGTGCTCTATATGAAATGTCAAAATTCGTGGATTTAACCACAACCACTTTCCTAGAAGAAACTGGAGCAGAAAAATTCCAAGAAGCATTTTATTGCGGTTATGGTAAATATTATCCTACAGACGCAGAACTTGTCGCACTTTATTCAGAAGGTTTAAATCAAAATATATTAAAAGCGAAAGTAAATGAATATTGTGAAATTTTTGACCATAATGGTTCTCTAACAGATATTTTACGTTGGGATGGCAAATCATACCAACATTTAAAATATACCAATATAGAAAATAAAACATTAGGTATTAAAGTCTCACCGCGAAATTTAAATCAAAAAATGATGTTTGATTTATTACAAAATCCTGAAATTCCTATTAAGCTAATTACAGGAGTTTATGGTAGCGGCAAAGACTATTGTGCTTTAATTCACGCACTTAACTTAATTGAGAAAGGTAAAAAAAATAAGTTAGTTTTTGTTAGAAATCTAATTGATTTAAAGGACACCCCACAAATTGGTTTCTTACCAAATGATATAGAACAAAAAATTGGTTGGGGTCTTGGACCAATTAAAGATATTTTAGGCGGCGACCAAGCTCTTGAAATATTTACTTCACAAGACCAAATAGAAGCAGTAAATTTAGGTTTCTGCCGCGGCCGCAGTTGGGAAAATGCGATTATATATGTAACTGAAGGTCAAAACCTAACAAGCTCTCAAATTAAATTACTTATTTCTCGTTTAGGGGAAGGTTCAGAAATTATTATTAATGGCGACTATCACGGTCAAGTTGATAAAGAAATTTTTGAAAAGGATAATGGAATTAAAGCTATGCAAAATAAATTAGTTGGACAGCCAATGTTTGGTTGTATTGATTTAATTAAAACAGAGCGTAGTAAAATGGCTGAATTAGCTACGCTATTAGATTAAGAGGGAGAGAGAAATCTCCCTCTTTTATTTTTTGACTTTTTCCAAATTTTATGGTATAATAAAAGAAAAAGGAGATAAAAAATGAATACCAATTTTGAACAAAAAAGAGATTTATATTGGTGTTACACATTGGCCGCGGAAAAATTTGGTGAGAATCAAATTGTAGAATGGGCAAAAGAGCAATACGAACAAATTAAAAATGACGTTGCGGCAATGGCCGCTTTTGTCACGGTTTTAAATCATAAGTGCTGGTATTGGTATGATAAAGGAAATGAAGAACTTTCTAAAATCTATTCAGACCTTTATTACAAGTATAATGATTTAGAATGGGATTGGTTAGAAGTCCACGGAACTTCTGAAGAAAAAAGTTGGTATTTTGATACTTTGGATTAATGGAGGATTTTATGAATAGTCCTTGTATTAAGTGTAATCCTAAAAAAGAAGATTATTATAAATGGTCCACTTGTTTTAAACGAAAATTATGGGTTAAAATTTATAAACTTTTTGGAGGAATAGTATGGAAAATAAGAAGCCACTTGGTTATTTAGGCGGAGATATTATGACATATGGTAGTAATCTCGCCAGAGAAGAAGAGTATGAGAAGTTTAAGAAAGCGAGCATTCCAGGCTCAGTTTATTCACCAGTTCAAAATAAATCTATTAATGACAAATCAAATATGACCGAAGAAGAAAATAATCATCTTGCGGAAAAAATCTGTGAAGCAGATATTGATAGATTATGGAATAGTGATTATACTGTTCTTTGTCCTGAACAATCCGCTATTGGCACTATGTGTGAAATGGGTGTGCTTTATGGTTGGAAATATATGTCTAATAAATTGCTAGATATTTTTGATGAAACAATTGAAAAAAATGGAAAAGGAATTATGGAATTAGACTTAAACCAAACTCGCGAATTACTTTGCTTACTATTACAAGAATTGGCAGAACAAAATAATAAGAAAAATTATGCTCATTATTTTGACATTCGCACCAATCACCTAAATGAAAAAGATTGGCGTCGCAGTTTTAGTATAAATCAGATGTTATACGGGATGATTTTATACGCAACTGCGGATAATATGCTTCATAATTCATTTGATGAAATTATACCAATTTTACAGGAGCAGTTTAAAAATGAATAATTTAAAAGAACAAATTTTAAATTTATTCCAAAATTGGTATGATGAGTATGCTTTTGACACTTGGCATACCTATAAAGAAGAAATAAGGCGACTTACTGAACTATTGGAACAAATTTATAATTTAGTTAAAAATTATGAAGGAGAATAATTATGAATAATATGTTATATGGTATCAATGACAAACTACCAACAAAGCGGCTAATTGTCGCCGCACTTCAACAGGTAATTGCTTGCTTTGTAGCAACAATTCTAATCCCACAAATTTGCGGCCTACCTATTGCACCAGCAATGCTGGGTGCTGGTATTGGCACGTTAATTTACCAGTTATTTACTCGCGGCCAAAGCCCAATGTTTATTAGTTCTTCTGGGGCATTTGTTGCCGCAGTTATTGGAGCATTAGCCCTTGGCTCTGCTCCCAATTATACAGCTGTTCTTATTGGTGGTGCAATTGTATGTATCGTTTATTGTATAATTGGTTTGGCCATTAATCACTTTGGAACCAGCTGGATTAATAAGCTACTACCTCCTGTAGTAATTGGCCCCATTGTAGCTGTAATTGGTTTAAATCTAGCTACTTTCATTCCAACTTATTTCCAAGTTAATGGACAATACAGTCTATTAGGTTTTGGACTTGGTATGCTAACCCTACTAATTACCGCCCTTATTTCACACTATGGAAAAGGATTTATTAAAAATCTTCCATTTCTCTTTGCTATTTTAATTGTATATTGTTTCGCCGCAATATTAACTCTTTGTGGTATTCCAATTATTAATTTTGTCGCATTTAAGGGTGTAAGATTAATTCAAATTCCTGATTTTACTTTTCTACATTTAAATGCTTTTAATTGGGCATTACTACCACAAGTGCTACTTCTATTCTTGCCTTTATCATTAGTAACATTTTCAGAACATACTAGTGACCATAAAGCATTAAGTGCAGTTATTAATAAAGACCTTACACAAGAACCTGGTTTAGGAAATACATTAATTGGAGATGGTGTAGCTACACTATTTGGGTGCTTCTTCGCTGGTTTACCAAATACTTCATATGGCGAGTCTGTTGGAACAACTGGATTTAGTAGAATTTGTTCTAAATATGTAATTACTCTGGCCGCAGTTATTATGGGTATTGCCGCATTCTTTGGACCACTACAAGCTTTCCTAGTATCAATTCCAAGTTGTATTTTTGGCGGATGTGCGGCTGTACTATATGGATATATTACTTTAAGTGGTATTCGTACCATTAAAGATAATGATATTGATTTAAATAATAATAAAAATATTACTATTCTAGCTTCTGTTTTAACACTTGGTGTTTCTGGTGCTGTATGTAATTTTGGTGTAGTAAGTATTGGAACAACTGCTCTCGCTATGATTGTAGGTATTGTTTTAAATCTTATCTTAAAGGAGGAGAAGGCAGTTTAACTGCCTTCTTCAAAATTATGAGTTGTATAGGATGCAGAAATTTTTATTATCGTAGCGATGGCAGCGGCGGTTGCGATATGCCCTATAAAAACGCCTGCTTGAATAATAATTTTCAATTTTATCAATTATCAATTTGTGAAGGAGATTCTGGTTTTTTTAGTAAAAAAGAAGCAGAAAGATATTTCAAAGATAATATTTTAAATATATTCTTACGTGAAAATTTAGAAGGAACTCCACCGCCTCCCTTCTTTTGACTTTTTATTTAATTTATTATATAATAAATATATAAAGGAGGAAATATGATTTGTGAACAATGCCCTTTTGGCGAATTAGTCCAGACAGATTCATTTATTTGGATGGTTGATTGTAGTATTAATGATTGTTTAATGGCCAGAGAAGATGAATGTTATTTCCCTGAAACAATTCAGGAGAAAGGAGTTTAAAGTGATTAAAACAACAAGATATTGTGATATTTGCGGTAGAGAACAGCATCAAAATTATGATAATTTTTATCAAATGCTTTTACCAGAACGTGATTATATGGGAAATATAATTTTGTCTGAAGAAAAATCAGATATTTGTAAAGAGTGTTTAAAGAAACTTTACTGGGAAATTAGTGGGTTAAAACATCCAGATAGGAAGTGTCCAGATTGAAACTTAATATGAACAACGACCAAAGTCTTAGAATGTTCAATAAAACTTGTATGCGTGGTTGGTTTCATCATAAAAGACGAGTAAGAAAGAAAAACTATGCCCGTGCACATCGCAGTCTTGAAATTTTTATGGGCGTTAAAAACAGAAAGATAAACCTTATTCGTGCGAAAAAATTAACTGGATGGAGAGAACCAGAATGGTATTTAGTCAGAGGTTATTAATTTTATTTATGATGATTTTCTGTCACCTAATTGATGATTATAAACTTCAAAGTATTCTTGCTAATATGAAGCAACGAAAATGGTGGAAAGAAAATGCTAACAAATATTTATATCGTAATGATTATAAGATGGCTTTGATTGAGCACGCTTTTAGTTGGTCTTTCACAACTACTTTACCATTTCTTGTTATTGCTTTTATTCAAAATAATTCGCTACTCGCAGTTTTACTTATTGTTAATTATATTATTAACACAGCAATTCACGCTTTTGTAGATGATTTAAAAGCTAATAAGTTTAAGATTAACTTAGTAGAAGACCAGCTTATTCACCTATTACAAATTATTTGTACTTGGATTATTTTAACCGCAGCAATAAAATAGTAGGAAATGAAATTAGAAATATTACTTATCTATTGGTAAGAATATTTCTTTTTATTAGAGGTGTGGGAATAATGATTGAAGAAATCATAAATAAGTATATCAAATTTTGGCCTTCACATTTTAAAAATCAAGGCGAGGCCGCAGAAGCATTAAATATTAGTCGTTCTCATTTTAATAAAATTATTAATAAAAGAGATTTTCCTTCGACCGCATTATTAATGAGAATGGAAAATAAAATGAAGGAGTATAATTATGAGTAATAGAGATAATCTTCCTATTGAGTGGAAAAGAAAACTTGGTAATACTTGCTGTAATTGTGGCAGTACAGAAGATATACAATATCATCATATCGTACCAGTGGGTGGAGATCATATAGGTAATAATATTCTATCAAATATGTGTGCTTTATGTAGTAAATGCCATAATTATGTAGAAATGATACAAAGAGAAGGCCGTCATAGCTTTTTAGTAAAACAAGGTATGAAGAAAGCTCAAGAAAATGGCGTTCATATTGGTAAACCTGCCGCTGATTATGAATCTATTATGGCTTCTATCGCAAAACATCTTACGGTTTTTGAAGGTGGTGATTTAACAGAAGATGAAATTATTGAGCTAAATAATATTAAACCAACAACTTTTCATAAAGTAAAAAGAATGCTTTATGAAGATTTAGAAAAAAAATCTTGGGAACATAACTTTTCAAAGCCTACACGAATTTTAAAAACGCCATTATATAAAAATCAAATATTAGAAGCAAGAATTACTGGTGTTTCTATAAAAGAGCTTCAAGAAAAAAGATTAAATAAATAAAATAAGGTGATAATATGTCAAATAATCAAACTTATCGAATTTATACTCGTTGGTTAGCTGTTGAATTAAGAAAATTAGGATTTAAAATAATATCAACAGACATTAACGAGTATCATCCAGAATATACAGTATGGGTTTTTGAGAATAATCAAAAACTTCAAGCAGCGATTTCAGAATTAACGCAAAAGCGTAATCGTGCTTGAGGAGGTTTCCTAATATGCCAAATTATGCTAATCAATTAAAACTTGAACTTACTGAGTTAGATAAAATAACTCATAAGCAAGATGATGGAAATAGATTTATTCAACCTATTAACTTTAAATATGAAGCCGCAGCGATGCGAAATTTAAATGGTAATGCTTTTAAAATTTGGCGTTATCTTTTAAGATGGTATGGAAAAGACTATTTTTTCTTTTCGCCCGCGGCCATTCGTAAAGAATTGGGCCTTGGTGAAAATGGAGCGACAACCGCACGAAAAGAACTTGAATTAAAAGGTTATATAACACCAGTAGAAGGTAAAATAAATGTTTATAAATTTACTCCGGTTTTACCGATTGATTATGAAAAATTAAAAAATACAAAAGATTTAACTAATGATTGAAAGCCACGATTTTCGTGGCTTTTATTAACCCTAAAATCGTGGCATAATTCCACGAAAATCGTGGATTAAACGCCACGAAAAAAGTGGATATGCCACGAAAAAAGTGGAACTATCCACGAAAATCGTGCGAGTAATATAAATATAATATAAATATATAAAATAAATAAAGTTAAGAAAAATAAAGAAAAAAAATATGGCGTGCCGCAAAAAAGAATTTGACTTTTATTAAAAATCGTGTTATACTTAAAGAAAAGAAAAGGAGAATTAAGTATGTATAAATATAAACAAGAAAAACGCTGGCGTTCAAAAAATAAAGCCGCAAAACTTGATTCAAACTATCCAATTGACCTAGAAGTTTTGGAGAAACAAGAAGAAGCAACTGCAAAACTTAATTTAATTTATCGTGAAATTGACACAGAAGAAGTTAGTGGAATAGGTTGTCATGAACATATTTGTACTTTTGAAATGTTAAATAATGATAAAACTCGTCAAGCCCGAGAATGTAAAGAATGGTTAAAGAAACATCCTATTGATTATCCTACTAATGATGATTTTTGGGAACCTTGTGATTTTTGTGCTATGATGAATTATGTAGCACAAGATGATGAAGGAAAAATTATGTATGTATCCCGCACTTTTCCAGAAGAATTAAAGAAATATTTTAAAAATAGAGGTAAATAAATGTTTCATTATAGATATGATATGATTGGAGCAGATTTAGATTATAATATTCACAAACATCCCCAGCAAGATTTAGAGGATAGAGGTTATACATGGATAAAAAGCGAACCTTTTTCAATTGCAGATTGTTGGATTTTTCGTTTTCAAAATGAATTAGAAAATCCTCCAAAATATTTACAAAGGATTTCAGATGACTTTAAATTTTCAGATGAGAGGTAAGTAAAATGATTACAATTATCCAAAATCGTGGAACTGGTAAGGCAAAGAAACTACTTGAAACCGCACGCAAAAATGGTGCAACAATTATTACTCAGGATAAGAGAGCTTTTGAAGTAAAGGCTAAGTCCTATGGTTTTTCTGATGTTGAAATTCTAGATTATGAAGATCTAGAAGATGATAACTATACTATTGACAAGCCTGTGCTTGTTCATAACGGAGATAAATTTTTAGAGTACCTACTTGACCGCTATTATGGTCTAGATATAATTGGCTTTAGTGCTACACAGGAGGATTAATATGAGTTATACTACAAGTTCTAATTTTAAAAATAAATCATTTCCAGAATTATTAGAAGATATTTATGAACGCATTAATAGACTAGAAAATTATATGCTAGGAATTAAACAAGATAAAGAAGATAAAGAAAATAAAAACGGGAAAATTGTTATAGACATAGATTTTAATTTTGAACCCGCAAGAAAACGTTTACAAGAATTTGTAGAGTCAATTCCAAAAAAGGATGATTAAAATGTCCCGAATAATATTTACAGGCGATATTCACGGCTCTCTTGAAGCAAAACGCCTTAGTTATAAAAATTTTCCTGAAGGCCGAAATCTCACTAAAAATGATTATGTAATCATTTGCGGTGATTTTGGTTGTGTTTGGGATGGAAGTAATTGTGATAAGTATTGGTTAGACTGGCTTGAAGATAGACCATTTACTACTCTTTTTGTAGATGGAAACCACGAAAATTTTAATTTACTATATAATTGGAAAATACCAATAGAAGATAATTGGCACGGTGGAAATGTTCGTATTATTCGCCCATCTGTTTTTCATCTTATGAGAGGGCAAATTTTTACTATTAATAACATGACTTTCTTTACAATGGGTGGAGCAACTTCTACTGATAAGTATCGCCGTAAAGAAAATGTTAGTTGGTGGCCGCAAGAAATTCCTTCTTATATAGAAATGGAATATGGAGTAAATAATCTAAATGAACATAATAATAAAGTAGATTATATTATTACTCATTGTCTCCCAAATAGTATTCTCGACAGAATTGACAAATGGTGTCCACAACACGATTCTCTAACTAATTATCTAGAAAAGATGATTGTTCAAAATGTTAATTTTAAAAAGTGGTTTTGCGGCCACTACCATATTGATAGAACAATTGATGACAAATATTATATTTGTTATAAAGACTTTTTAGAGCTTCTTCCAAATGGAGAAATTAAATTAATTAATAATTATTTTGGGCAAATGGTGGAGTTTAATAATGAATAATCCGAATGATTTAATCTCAAGAAATACTGCGATAAAGTGGTTTTTCAGGCCTTACTCTAACGAAGAATCTTACTCAAATCTTGATGTAGAAAAAGCATTAAAGGCAATTCCCGCCGTGGACGCTGTACCGGTGGTGCACGGACGGTGGCGTGAATTAAAAGATGGTACAGAAGAATGTACAAATTGTCTTGGTCTGTGTCCGCATGAAGAAAATTATAATGGCGACGTAATCTTTAATTTCGGTTGTGAGTATTGCCCTTGGTGCGGTGCGAAGATGGATGCAGACAATCCAATGATATAAGGGGTGAGATTAATGGGCATTGCAACGAAATGTTATAGATGCGGTAGAGTTGTGTTTAATGATAATGAACCGTTGTATTCAATAAACGCGATTTTATGGAAACCTGGAGTAAATTGTTCTGGTATTGGCACTACAACTGGGTACGCATATTTGTGTCAAGAATGTGCGGACGGGTTAGAAGATTACTTAGATGAATTATGGAGAAAGCAACAGAATGGAGAGCATGAATAAACTACGATTTTTCTACACCAGTGACATGAAGCCAGTGGTACATGGGCGATGGGTTAAGATGACAGGCATGATGCCACCTGAATATCACGGACACTATGAATGTTCTGAATGTCAATGGCATATGAAGGGACTTAGAAATAGTTGGACACGGGAAGAAGAACTATCTTATTGTCCAAACTGCGGCGCGAAAATGAAGGAGTGAATTGATAACATGAAAATAACATTTGAAGTCCCAGATGGGTTTATAGCTTGTGGACTTACAGTAGTTTTCTTTAAATCAAAAGGTGTAGCAGAAGTATTTAGCGTTGCTAAAAGTAAGGATGATTTTGAAAAAGGTTGTGTAAAATGTTACCCGATGGACTATGAACAGGAGGCACAAGATGGCTGAATTTCAGAAAGTAATGAAAGAATGGATACGGTCAAGAAAAGCAATAAACGAAAATAAACTATCCTGTTGTCCGCTGGAAATGTTTACTAACGATTACATAGCGAATATCGAAAAAGAAGTGATGGCATGGGCTGCAGAGCACCCGGAGCCGGTTTATCCGACGTGGGTGGAATGGTTTCGACAAATGAAAATGATACCACCTGAACAGAAATGTTTCCACACTTGGTTATTAGAACCCATCCCTACTGACATCGCACAGAAACTGGACATTGCACCGAAGGAGAAATAAACAATGAATAAATATGATTATTATACAGAAGTAACAAATGATATAGAATGTTGGATGGATAAAGATGGAGGCCCATTTGACCTATCTCAATTTGAAAATAGAGAAGAAGCCGCAGAATTTCTTCGTGATGAACTTTGGTCAGAAGATGAAATTACTGGTAATGGCCCATATGGTTATGCTTCTGAAGAAGAATGTGAAGAATTTCTTTGTCATAATTGGGATTTAGTAATTGAAGGTTTTGACACTTTTGGTGTTTCTATCCCTGATTTGCGGGCACAATATAAGAAAAATAGTTTGGCACGATATATTGATTGTTTCGTGCGGCTTTACGTTCTAGATAACGCAATTGAAGGTGCACTTATTACTTGGGAAGGATATGGATTTAAATATAAAAATATTTGACTTAGTTTTTAATTTTTGATATAATATTTATAGAAAGAAAAGAAAGGAACTAATAATATGGCAATTAATAAGAAAGCAGATAATCAATGGTACGGTAAGGGTTTTGAACAAGCAATTGTAATGGTTAAAAATAATTTATCAAAAAATAATCCTTATCCAGAACATATTCCTAATTTAGATTGGTCTAGAATTTTACAGCATGCTACTATTTTTATTAACCAATATGAAGAGCGTTATGGTAAAATTACTACAATTGCTTGGATTGGAAATAAAACAAATACTGCCGATGGTGATCTTATTATTAATAATGAAATTATTGAAATAAAATATACTGAAAGTAACGGTAAAGGAACGTGGTTTAACACCACTTTATTTAACACTAAAAATAAATATGGATTTTTAAAAACATATAAAGAATATATGATTGAAGACTGTTTATATGATGTTTTAGTTGAGCATTTAGGGGATAAAGTTAGTTATGAAAATGAATCACCAATTGACCAAAAACTGGCAAGCTTTATTGAAAAAAATGATGTTGAGTGGTATAAATATTATACTGGACTTGAGGCAAAGACGCGAGAAAGATTTACTAAAGATTTTTTTAGTTATTTAAAAAATAATCCTCAAATTGAAAATAAATTTGTCACTGATGTAGTTACTAAAGGTATTTGCGATAAGCAAATTCCTGATAAATTAATTATTTTTCATTATGGTAAAAATACTATTAAAGATATTTATACTAAAGAAGATTTAATGAATTTTTATGGTAATGGAAAAGTATCAATGACTAATAGACAAAAATTAGGTATGTACGCGGGAAATATTAGAATTTCAATTGGATGGCAAAATTGTGGAGGATTAAATAATCCCACTATTCGTGGCTTTCTAAAGTAAAGGTGATTTTATATGGCAAATTTAGATAAATTTTACACAAAACCAGAAGTAGCGGAAAAGTGCTTCTATTTTTTACAGAAGCACTATCCTTTTATTTCTGAAGAATATTTTTTAGAACCTTCTGCAGGTTCAGGAAATTTTTTACCTTTTTTGAAACAATATGAAGCTTTTGATATTAAACCAGAAGGTGAAAATATTATACAAGCAAATTTTTTAACATTAGAGTTATCTCGTAACGATTATGTCACAATTGGTAATCCTCCTTTTGGGAAACGTTCAAAATTGGCTATAGATTTTTTTAATCATGCCGCAAAATATAGTAAAATCATTGCTTTTATTGTCCCAGTTTCTTTTATGAAATGGAATGTTCAAAAAGAATTGGATAAAAATTTTAATTTACTTGCTTATCAATATTTACCAGAAAACAGCTTTACAAACAACGGTAAAGATTTTTCAATACGTTGTGTATTTCAAATTTGGACAAAAGAACCTATTACTCACAATTTACGATTATTAAAATCTCCTCCAATAAAACATAAAGATTTTAATTTATGGCAATATAACGCCACCCCAGAAGCAATGAAATATATAGATGAAAATTGGAAATATGCTTTATATAGACAAGGTTATAAAGATTATTCTAAAATTTTTACTAAAAATGATTATTCTAAAATTTTAGAAGATATGAAACAAAATCGACAATTTTTCTTTATTGAACCATTAACAAAACAAGCTGAGCAATTTATTTTAGAAGCAGATTTTGAAGGATTAGCTTTAAGAAATACAAGCACACCCGGTTTTGGGAAAGCTGATTTTATTTCTTACTATCAAGAATGGGAAAGGAGCAATAAATGAAAATCTATCTCGCCGGTCCTTGCGACACCGAAAATCGCTATAATATGGTTCAAATTTCCAAAGTTTTCCGCGAGTATGGCAGCTATGAAGTATACTGCCCTTGGGAACTTAAAATTGAAAATGCTTGGGACATGCCACAAGAAGATTGGGCACGAGCTGTTTTTGAAGCTGATATTAAAGCTATTCAAGACTGTGATATATTTGTTATGATTAGTCCTGGCCGCGAAAGCACCGCGGGAACCAATTGGGAAAATGGTTACGCTTATGCGTTAAATAAACATATTGTAACTATTCAAATTACTGATAAATCTACTTCTTTAATGACTTATGCTAGTGCTTCTGAATTTTTTAATTCTTCTTTAGCTGACTGTTTAGAAACTGTTAAAGAAGTTATTAATCGTTGGGAACGATGGGGACTACATAGTATTGCTTTAAATGGCGTTGATGGAAATTATGAATGTAAGACGGTATTAACATAATGTGGGAAATTTTTAGAGAATTACGAAAATGGTGGTCTTTTTTCTATTTTTGCTATAATTGGGGGCCTTGGCCAAAAGCAGAATGGATTTATGAAAATAGAATTAACCCGCTTGCACGAGAACATCCTATTTTAAATTTTATCGCATCTATTATATAGGAGAAATAAAATGTCTAAATATCAAGAAATGTTAGATTATGTAAAATGGTATCAAGAAAAGCATAAAGACCAAAATGGTAATAACCCAAATCCAATTTTTGAAATTATGGTTTTTGAATATCCTAATAAAGAAATGGTTTATAACAAGCCAGAAGGAGACGTTCCTTCTGGTTGGCCAGATACTAGTTGTGTAGACCATATGGGCTTTTATTATGAGCTTGATACTGCAATTCAAGCAATGAATGAAAATTGGTGTGATATTCAAGAAACGTGTTATCACGCAGGTTTTATTCTTTGCCGTTTCCCCGGATTATACCAAGCCGCATTTTCAAGAATGTACTTTCTTTGGGATGAAGAAAAGAAAGGTTTTTTTGAAGCAGAAGAACCTGAAATTTTTAAACATGTTGCTTATTGACTTTTTCTTTATTTTATATTATAATAAATATATAAAAGAAGAAAGGAAATTAAAAATGTCTAAATGCGGTATTTATGGATTTTTTCAAATCTCTTCTGGTAAATGGTATGTTGGGCAATCTATTGATATAGAGCGTCGCGAAAAAGAACATCGATCTTGTATTGACTCAGATTGGCATCAATTCCTTCTTAAAAATCCTAATGATTTTGTTTTTACAATTTTAGAAGAATGTAAAGAAGAAGAACTTGACTCGCGTGAAGCTTACTATATCAATTTATATAATAGCTATGAACAAGGCTTTAATTCTACTCGCGGCAACCATACTGAAGAATCTCAGCAAGAAAAAACAAATACAGGCATTCTTATAACTGAATGGCGTGGATCTACTATTACAGATGAAGATGAATGTCATATTTTAAGAGCAATTCAGACAAAAACTTTTTTAAATACTGTTGAAAAGATTTTGTTAAAAAGACAAATTATTTATGAAAAAATTAAATATGATTTAACATGGAAATTTGATGAAAATCATTTTTTAATTCATGCTTGGCCTATTAATAATAATTGCTGTAAACGAGATGATAAAGTATCTATTTATTTAAATTTAGAAAATAATATTACTCGTCAACATGATATTGAATTAGAAAATATAATTAAAAAAGACAAAATAGAATGGGAAGATAAGTATAATGATTTAGGGATATATTATAGATGGTATTATATCGCACGAAAAGGTAATGGATATACTTGTAATAAAACTTTTCAAGTTAATAAAGAACATTTTTTAATTTCTGATATTAAATATGAATTTAATAAACCGTTAGAAATACTACATGAACAAGCCCAATTACAAAGAATAGATTGTGATCCATATTTTATAATTTAAGTCAAACTAATAAAGTTTGACTTTTCTTTTAATTTGTGGTATAATAAAATGTAAAGAAAAGGAGGGATAATGTGAATCAAAATTATGACATTAACTCCATTGAAAGTTTGGATTTCCGAACTGGCGTTCGTACCCGCATACAAATGTATTTAGGGTCGGATGATGTGGAAGGAACATATCAGGCCTTAAAGGAAATTATAAATAATAGTACTGATGAGGCTCTTGCAGGGTATGGCAAGAAAATTGAAATTAATGTAGATGAACCTAATAATACCATTATAGTACGTGATTATGGTCGTGGTGTACCTTTTGGTATTCGTGAAAATGGAGAAAACGTATTAGTCGCAATTTATACTCAATCGCATACTGGCGGCAAATTCAATCACGATGTCTATAAAAATGCATCGGGATTAAATGGTATCGGCGGTTCTTGTGTATGTTTATCATCAGAAACTTTCGATGTAGAAAGTATTAGAGACGGTAAATATGCTTTAGCTTCTTTTAAAAAAGGTGAGTTAAAAAATTATGAAGAAGGAAAAACAAAAGAATTAAATGGCACATGGATTCGTTTTAAACCTGATTCTGAAGTTTTTTCAAATGGAGAAATAGGATATTCTTATGATAGAATTTGTCAAGAAATTCAAGATATTTCCTACCTTTATCCTGGTATTGAATTTATTGTAACAGCGAATAATTTTGCCAAGAATATATATTGTGCAAAAGAAGGCATCGTAGATTTCGTAAAAGAAAGTATACAAAAACCTTTACAAAAACATATTATTACCGCTTCTGCTTCTAATGGAACCGATAATGTAGAGATTGCCTTCCAATGGGGAACTAAGCGTGAGACCCCTTATGTTTTTGTAAATGGTCTTCGTTGTCCTGAGCTTGGGACCCCAGTCACTGGTGCTCGTGCGGCGATAACTAAAACTTTTAATAATCTATCTGGCCAGAACTTTGACGGCGAATATATCCGTAAGAATTTATTTTATGTAATTAATTGTAAGGTAGAAAATCCATCATTCGCTAATCAAACTAAAACAAAGATTAACAATCCTTCGCTACGAACTCTTGCTACAACCGCTTTTACTTCTGCTTTAAAAGAAATGAACATTAAGTATAATAGTGAATTTAACACTATTGTAGAAATGTTAAAGAAAGTTGAAAAAGCAGAAGCCGCAGCAGAAAAGGCTCGTAATGCTGTTCTTAATATGGAGAAGAAGGAATCGGAACATAAGAAGCAAAAGATTACTTCTTCCGATAAGTTCAAGGATTGTGAGAAGCACGGACAAGATTCTATGCTAATTGTGTGCGAGGGTAATTCCGCACTTGGTGGCCTTATGCCCGCACGCGACGTTAATACAGAAGCTTTATACGCAGTACGTGGTAAAGTAAAAAATTTGTTAAAACATCCACTTGATGAATGCCTAGAAAATCAAGAAGTCTCTGATATTATTATGGCACTTGGCTGCGGCATTCAAAATCGCTATAATAGCAAGAAACTTAATTATGGTAAGGTTGCTATCGCGGTTGATGCTGATGCTGATGGTTACAACATTATGTGCCTAATTGCTACAATGTTCTATGTCCTTATGCCTGATTTTATTAAAGAGGGTAGACTTTGTTGGTTAAGAGCCCCGTTATATCGTTTAAGTAAAGGCGATAAAAGAGTATTTGCTTACAATGACGCTGAACTAGCAGAACTTCGTAAGAAATATCCTACTTGGGAGCAAGGAAGGAATAAGGGCCTTGGTGAGATGACAGCAGATGATATGGAAGCATCTATGCTTCATCCAACTGAACGTCATCTTGAAGTTTTAACTGTCCACGACGCGGAAGCCGCGGCCGAAAGTTTACAAATGCTAATGGGCAATGATGTTGACCCACGGCGTGAGTTCCTATTTGAGAATGTTGATTTTAGTATTTTAAATAGTTGAGGTTAATATGGCTAAAAAAATAGATATGACTGGTTGGGTTATGAAAGAACATGGAGTACCGGATAGTCGATTAACTGTTATAGAAGAAGATAAAAATTATAAAAAAGAACATAATTTAAAATCTTCTAATAATTTTGCTTATTGGAAATGTATTTGCGAATGCGGTAATATATGTACTAAAGTAGGAACGGCTTTAAGAAATGGTAGCATTAAATCGTGTGGCTGCTTAGCAAAAGAAAATAGACAATTTAAGGGAGAAGATTTGACTGGGAAAAAATTTAATAAATTAAAAGTAATAAAATTAACTGATAAAACAGCTACTAAGTTGAACAGACGGTTATGGCAATGTGAATGTGATTGTGGCAATATTATTTATACTACATCTACAAATTTAGTATCAAATCAAGTAACAAGTTGTGGTTGCGTACAGAAAGAACGGGCTTCTTTAAATAATAGGAAAGAAATTGAAGGACAAAAATTTGGTCAATTAACTGCAGTAAAATATTTACGAACCAATGAAAGATATGATAGAGTATACCTTTGTAAATGCGATTGTGGTAATTATCACGAAGCTACGGTTGCAAATTTAATAGGAGGCCATGTAACTAGTTGTGGTTGTATAAATTCTAAAGGAGAAGCAAAGATAAAACAATTATTAAATAATAATAAAATATTTTTTGTAACACAAAAGACTTTTAATGATTGTAGATTTTTAGATACTGGTTATTTGGCTTACTTTGACTTTTATATTAATAATAATTTTTTATTAGAGTTTGATGGTCAACAACACTTTTTTTCTAAAAAATCTGGATGGGATACAGAAGAAAATTTTTTAAAAACAAAAGAGCGAGATGAATTTAAAAATGCTTATTGTTTCTCACATAATATTCCTCTTAAACGAATTCCTTATTGGGCTCTAAGCACTCTTACAATAGAAGATATAATGGGTGATAAATATTTAGTTCATTCACTAAACAATTGACTTCTCCTCAAAATCATGTTATAATATAATAAAGAAGAAAAGGAAGTGAAAACAATTTGATTTACGAAACTGACTTTCAAAAACAAATTGAAAATGCTTTCTTGACCTACGGAGCATCCGTGGCGC